CCATATGCAATCATAAACTACACAGACAAACTTTCCTGTGTCCTCATCTGCCCATGCGTTCAGGTCAAACATCCTGTCACCTATCTTAACACCGAACCAATCCTCGTCACAACTGTCTGCCATAGCATCAAACACAACTGTGTCATAATAGGCAGTCAGATAGCCACGTTCGTAATCTGTCAATTGCAAGGTCATTCGCTTATCTCCACTTCCAAGCATTCGAGTTCGCTGTTAGCATCGGACACAATGTGCATCTCGTCAAGAGAAGATTCACACGCCTTCTCTACGGCGTCATCTGGGTCGGTTGCAACAACGTGAACCTCGTAATCCACAGTGTCACGCAAAACAACACGGTAAAGTTTCTCAGCCATCTGTTTCGACTCCCAATTCTTTAAGCAGGGAATTGACACGGGACTGAAGAACACTGATTGCAGTGTGGATGTGACCCGTGTCGTGGGGTTGCAACATGCTGTCAAGATGGTCTATCTCGTCCAGCAAAACGCTGATGTGCGTTATCAAGCTTTGTCTGTCTCGCATTTTACGGCCTCAAATTAAATTCGTTGGCGAACCTGCTGACGGTGCATTCAAGTTCTTGCAAATCATATGCAGACACATATTTGATACCACCATTGTCAGGATACAGGGCTATGTCAAGTATCTCATCAAGCTGTTTGTAGATTTGATGTATCACAAGCTTTTGCTCGTCTGTGAGTTTGTCAAACGCAGTTTGGCGTTGCTTTCGTTCTTGTTCGCGGAATTTTGCCCAATACGCCATGCGTTCTTTGTCTGTCATGTCTTTAAGTTCTTTTTTCATCTTCTTTAACCCTTCAGGTTTGTTTCGATACATAAGCCATATCGGAAACAAATGGGGGTGTCAACACAAAAAAGAAAAAGGGGCCAAGATTTCTCCCAGCCCCTTTCCCACACAACAACGAAAGGTACCCTACGGCGTTACCTCATAGGGTATGCAAAGCTTTAACACGGCCTTTCGGTTCGTGTCAAGCCACTTTTTGCAGTCCGATTCATTTTTTCCGACAAACAGTGTGACCCATTTGGCATAGTCCACACAATCACGCTTCTTCACAGACTCGCGATCTGTTTCTCCGATTCGGACTGACGACAACGGTGCAACAACTTCCCACCGCCACCGATTCGAAATAATGGGAAGCAAATCATTGCCCCGCCTATCTTTAAAACAGCGTATCATTCTTGCTCCTCTTCCAAAGCTTCCAAGTAGATATCTATAGCCTCCCTGATCAAATCAGCCACCGCTACTTGTTCTCGTGATTTCTTTTGCATATCGTGTGCATATTTTGAAAGTTTGTTGTACTGTTCTTCTTTCATCAAAAGATTGTACGTCTTTGTAGGCTCAAGTATCTTGTTTGGTCTTGGCATCAGCAATCTCTCTCTTCATTTCTTTTTCTCTTTTTTTATTTCTTTTATCTTCTACAATTCTTTTACGAAATTTATTATCCCTTAAATCTTTAGCTATAGGATTGATTTTATTTATTTTATTCATAATAGGGTTTCCCTTAAAGGGTGAGTGTTCTGTAGTGTTACCACGGCTTGTCAACTGCCGTCAACCAAAAAATTGCTGTTGACAAAGTTTTTTTTGTGGCGTATCTGTTGTCCAATGTCTTTTGACAAAAAAAGGAATGCAACAATGAAATCACCGTCTTGGCTCGTAGGATATGTTGAATCGCTCGACATTGTTCCTCTGACAAAATATCGGTCAGACTGTCCTGTCTGTGCCGGTAAAAATACTTTTAGCGTATCCGATGACGGAATGCAACGTCTGTGGTACTGCTTTCACGCAGATTGCAACGTGTCTGGGCGAACCGGAGTCACTCTGACAAAAGATTACGCTGACAAAGCTTTTAGCAGAAGGGTAAACAAACCACCCGCTACCCCTGTTGTGGCCAATGTTACATACGAGGTGCCAGACACTTTTGTCAGTCTTTCTCGTAGTTTAGAGGCCGAACTTTATGTAAAACGTGTACACGCTTACGATGCCTATCTCTCTGGATTGGCTGACATTCGTTTTGATTTTAAACGAAACAGAGCAGTGTATCTTGTCAAAGATAGAAACAAAGTTGTTGATGCGGCGGGCAGATCTTTGGATGGAAGAAATCCAAAATGGTACAGATACGGCACAAGCAAGCATCCATTTATTTGTGGAAATCACAGTACAGCTTTGCTTGTTGAAGATTGCGCCAGCGCGTGTGCAGTAAGCAACGTGGCAACAGGAATAGCTTTACTGGGTACAAATCTACTACAGGAACACATTGACAAAATTTCACACTACCCCAGTTTCTTTGTAGCGTTAGACAAAGACGCAACGGACAAGGGCATAGAGATGGTGCGTGTGTTGCGAAATTATGTACCTACAAAATTAATTGTATTACGAACAGATCTGAAAAACATGGAAAAGGACGAACGGGATGACTTCTTACGATCCTACATCGATTGACAAACAAGTTCTTGGATTTTGCTTGAGTGCAGAATTCTTTAGCAAAGTCAGTAACATAGTGGGAAGGGACATGTTCACGCGAGAGATGCGTGATGTGTTTGACACGATATTTTTCTCTCACACAAAGTATAACAAAGATCTGACAATAAACGAACTGTCTGCTTTGTTTAACGACAGAAATCCAGCTATGCCTGATAGCAGTCGAGAAAAGGCACAAGACTTAATCCGAAGCTTGGAGACAGGCAATCCGGAGAACACGGACTTGCATCTTGATTTGGTGAATAACTTTTGGTTGCGTGATCGCGCCCGCCAAATCGGAGAAAAGGCGTTGGATATCTTTACAGGTGACAGTGAAGAGTTCGGAGAATTGCGTAAGCTGATTGAAGCTGTAGAAGATGGTCGCATATCCGATAAGACAACATACAGCATTGTTGAATCGGATTTGCTGGAACTTCTTGAGGAACACGCGGGACCAAAAGATTTCCCTTTTGAGTTTGACCTGATCAACGAGAGAATAGATGGGCTTGATCGGGGCAACTTGGGAATATTGTTTGCCCGTCCAGAAGTAGGCAAGACAACTTTCTGCTGTTTTCTTGCGGCATCGTACATCCGGCAAGGATTCAAAGTGACGTATTGGGCAAACGAAGAGCCAGCCCCAAAAATTAAATTGCGTATGATACAAAGTTACTTTGGCGTAACACGACAGGAGATGGTAGACAAAAAGCACGAGTATATGGAACGCTACCTCTCCGAAATAGAACCGTTCCTGACGATCATGGATTCAGTCGGAACATCTATGGAAGAAGTCAACGAGTATGCCAAGCTAAACAAACCTGATGTTATATTCATGGATCAGCTTGACAAATTCAGGATTTCTGGAGAGTACAATCGTGGTGATGAACGCTTAAAGGAGACGTATGTTCTTGCCCGTGAGATAGCAAAGCGAAACGGGCTTCTTTTGTGGGCCGTCAGTCAGGCCAGTAACGATGCACACGACAGACAATTTATTGACTACTCGATGATGGACAATTCCAAAACAGGAAAAGCTGGTGAGGCTGATATCATTATCGGGATCGGAAAGACGGGATCAAGCGACATCGAAAATACCGTCCGACATATCTGTATTTCAAAAAACAAATTGAACGGATGGCACGGCAAAATCGATGTTATGATTGATGTGGCAAGAGGGGTTTACTATTGATGAGCAATCACGAAAACGAAGAAATTTTAGAACGCCTGTACGATGAGGAGTACAAAAGAGTGATGGAAAGGTGGCCCAAACTTGACGAAGATCAGGTGGGGATGTATGCTGCTTACTTTGCGCGTAAACGATTTGAGGAAGAATCACAATGAAAGTGTTGACATACGATGTGGAAACAACACACATCCATAAGCCAAACGGAGGTACGACTGCTCTACCCTATTTCGGCAACACTCTCGTTTCTATTGGTTACAAGTGGCTGGATGAAGATCAGGTGTTTTATGATTGTTACTACCACTCAACGGAGCCACCTACCCCGTCCGCCGCACAAGACTTTCAATCTGCGTTGAACTACGCTGATGTTCTTGTTGGGCAGAATATTAAGTTTGACCTGCAGTGGATACGCGAGTGTGGGTTCACATACGATGGAGACGTTTATGATACTATGGTTGCAGAGTATGTTTTATCAAAAGCCCAAAGGTGGCCTCTTGGACTTGCTTCTCTTGCAGAAAAGTATGGTGGAGTGCAAAAGGAAAAAGACCTTGTTCAGCCGTACATGGATTCGGGCAAAACATTTTACGACATCCCGTGGGAAATAATAAAAGAGTATGGTATAGCTGACGTACTTGCCACAGAGCATGTGGCTCTGAAACAGCTAGAAGCCTTTGGCACAACATTTGAGGAACTTTACAATGAACACGCTACTGCCAACACTACGCTTGTCGCTTGAGATGACTGACACGCTTTCTCGCATCGAAAGAAACGGACTCAAAATAAACAAAGACACGCTGATTGAAATCGAAAGGCAATACACAGAAGAACTAGAAGAACTGGAGATCAACTTGAACGCTATGGCTCGTGAGGCTATGGGAGACACGCCGGTCAGCCTGACGAGTCCGGATGATCGTTCGATGCTTCTCTATTCTAGAAAAGTAAAAGACAAAAAGGCGTGGTCGCGTGTATTCAATTTGGGAATGGAGCAACGTGGTGCAACTATGAAACCAAAGCAACGGACGCGCATGAAACGCAAAGACTTTGTTTCAACTGTCCGGAGCATGACAGATGTTGTCTACAAAACAAGAGGACAGCAGTGCAGTAACTGCTATGGAGACGGTAGATATAAGGTGACAAAAAAGGACGGCACATTGGGAAAGGCCACCCGTATTTGTCGGGTGTGCAACGGTGCCGGTATTTTGTATGTACCTACGCGAGAGGTAGCTGGATTCAAAGTTGTCCCGCGCAACCCGTTCGATGTAGCATCTGCCGGATTCAGGACGGACAAAGAAACTCTTGGGGAACGGCAAATGGAACTGTCAGGTGATGCCTTACAGTTTGTCAAATCGTACGTCCGATACAACGCGCTTCGTACTTACCTCAACACTTTTGTAGAAGGAATAAAAAACAATGTTGATGAAAAGGGCTTCATCCATCCGGAGTTTATGCAGTGTGTTACGGCAACGGGTCGCCTTTCGTCTCGCAATCCTAACTTTCAGAATATGCCACGTGGAAATACCTTCGCTATACGGAAGGTTGTCGAGAGCCGTTTCGAGGGTGGTTCGATCCTTGAGGGAGATTATTCCCAACTAGAGTTTCGTGTTGCGGGGTTTCTTGCCAAAGACGGACAAGTATATGTGGATGTGAATGCCGGAACGGACGTGCATAGTTACACTGCCAGTGTGATTGGTTGCACCCGTCAAGAAGCAAAGGCTCACACCTTCAAGCCGCTGTACGGTGGCACCACCGGAACAGAGGACCAGAAACGCTACTACACGGCGTTTAAAGAAAAGTATGAGGGTGTGACCCAATGGCACGATGACCTCCAGCGAGAGGCCGTAGAAAAGCGCGTAATCACCCTTCCAAGTGGTAGACAGTACGCCTTTCCAAATGCACGGTGGACAGAGTACGGAACAGCGGTGGGGCGGACCAACATATGCAACTATCCGGTTCAGGGTTTTGCTACGGCAGATTTGTTGCCAACTGCTCTTGTCAGGCTTGACAAATTATTTCAAAAAAATAATCTCAAGTCTGTAATTTGCAACACCGTTCACGATTCAATTGTTCTGGATGTACACCCCAGTGAAAAGGACATTTGTATCAGTCTGATGCGGGAGGCAATGCTTGCTCTACCTGAAGAGACAGAACAAAGATATGGCGTACGCTACGACATGCCTGTCGGAATTGAATTAAAAATAGGCGAAAATTGGCTTGACTTAGATGTGGTTGATGACTAATATCAATCTACCAACCCTTAACGCATAGGAGTTAAAAATGCTAGGGACAGATATAGTAGACATTAATAGTGAACTTGACTTGATCGAAAATGCGTTCTCCAGTGAGAACACAGAAGAACTGATGAAGCTTACCGGACAAAGTTCTGGTGAGGAAAAGAAAGGGCTTCCACGCCTGAGTATTAACTACGACATGGAGACTGAGGGCGGGTCAGCACTCACTCGTGGCGATTGGAAAATCTATCTTGGTGGTAGGTTCCTTTACGCACCGGAGATGACACTGCGCCCACTGCTTCGGATGTACGAGTATAGCTTGTGGGACGCCGAAATGAATGAGGGCAGGGGCGGTTTCTCTGCTAAGTCGGTACAAAAACCAAGCTTCTCCGGTTCGTTTCCTGACACTGCGGGGGGCAACAAGTGTGGTCGCCTGTCACGAGATGAAGAAGAAGGGCTGGATAAAGATGATCCTGCTTACCTAAACTCTCGTGCTGTTATCTGTAATCAGGTAATTTACGGAAGAATCAGCGGCGACTTCAAAGACGAACACGGAGAATCTGTGCGCGTAGATAATGAGCCACTGGTATGCTACTTTAAGAAGTCTGGTTTCAAACCGATGTCAGACTTTATTGCAGGACTTGCCAGCCAAAAGAAGCTGATGGCTCACTGCGAGGTTCTGATGAAAACTGCCAAAAACAAAAAGGGAAGTGTAACATACTGGACTCCGCTTCCTTCTTTGTCTGGAATCACTGATATTACAGAAGAAGACAAAGAACTGTTTAGCATGTTCCGCGAAACGATTGAGGGACATAACAACTATGTTATGAATGCTTATCGTGAAGCGCAGAAGCTTATGGTATCTGACGAAGACAGTGATCTTGCATCGGACTTCAGTGATGCTGACGCTGCTTAAAATCCAAGACTTCATGTCAAAAGCTATTCAGGGGGACACCGCTGTCTCCCTGACTAGCATTTCTAATTTTGCGGAAGAGTGCAAAGACTCTGCGTTGCGCCAGCTTACACGTGAACGTGGAGAGTGGCGTCTTCGCATGTCTGGAATCGGACGCCCTATGTGTCAGCAGTTGCTTGACAAACAGGGTGTCGAAGAAGAGATGGAGTACAACTCTCTATTCCGTTTTTTGTTTGGCGATATCACAGAGTCTATTCTTATGCTTGTTATGCGTGAGGCAGGTGTCGATATCGTTGACTTTCAACGTCCGGTAGAGTTGGACTTGGACGGCATAAAAGTAAAGGGCACACTTGATGTCATCATCCGTGATGAGGCTGGCATTGAAAAAGTTTGGGATATTAAATCTGCAAGCGACTGGGCTTTTAAAAATAAATTTACAAATTTCGGAGGATACGAAAAGCTAAAAGAAGATGATCCGTTTGGATATCTTATGCAGGGCTTTTTGTACGGAGAAGCTACTGGATTGCCGTTTGGTGGGTGGATTGTCGTCAACAAGTCCAGCGGAGAAGTCGCCGTAGTGGAATCCGGAGATTGGTCAGGAGAAGATAAAAACTATTATCTTGATTTGGCAAAGACACGTGTCAAGCAGTTGACTGGCTCTGACACAAAAATGGTAAAGTATCCCGATGAGTTCGAAACGTATAAACGAGGCGGAGAGGTGATTCGGACTGGCAACAAAATACTTGCGCGTCCGTGTCATCTGTGTGGGTATCGTCATCATTGCTGGCCTAACTCTCAGTTGCATCCAAAGGTTACATCGCGGGCAAAGACACCGCCTATGACGTGGTACTCGAAGCTTACAAAAAAGGAAGTATAATGCCTTACATATTTGTAAGAGATTACGATGTAGAGTTGATGGAGATGAATAAAGATCTTCACCACATCTACATAGAGTCGCACAGAAAACATGGTGGCGAACGCCGCATAGTGTACTTGCGTCAAAACGCCAGAGGCATTCCTCTTACGTTGCGCGACAACTACTCCGAAATGGGATTGCTTTCCGCAGAGACAGAGAAACGTGACATAACAACGGTAGAATCAGAAATACAAACAATAAGCAGAGTGTCACAATCTGGAGTTAATGTATGCGTTCCTCTGAACCATCTGACAAACGAACTTTCTCACATCGAAAGACAATCCCCAAAAGTGGCAGGGTACGTTCTAAAAAGACTGGCGTCTATAGGAATGGCGTTGTGAAAAAAAGTTCCGCACAAAAGGCGGGATACAGATCAACCTTTGAACTACACATAGCAAAATCCCTAGCCAATAATAAAGTTCCATTTGAATACGAAAACGTAAAATTAACTTACGTTCCAAAGCCGCGTGTTTACACACCGGATTTTTATTTGCCTGAATCAGACGTGTATGTCGAAGCAAAAGGATATTTAGACAAGGGTGACAGAGTAAAGATGCAACTGGTAAAGGAACAGCATCCTGATCTAGATATTCGATTTGTTTTTCAAAATGCCAACAATAAGATTTACAAGGGTAGCAAAACAACCTATGCTACTTGGGCAACACGGTATAACTTTAAATGGGCAGAGGGCACAATCCCTGCAGATTGGTACAAACCAGATGAGTGATGATACATACACAGAAGAAGATGACTTGACAGTAGCTATGGAACGGATGTCTTTGCTTCCAGACAGGTATTACATAATACTTTCTCCTGAAGAAAGACCTGACGGCGGCGAAGGCACATTTCGTTTAACAGCGTACGACACAACAAGTAAGACGTACGAAAAAGATGAAGACTTTGATGCCGCCATGATTATGCAAGAAGGAGTTCTGTCAGCCATACGCGAGAGAGCAGAAGATCTATATGATATGGGTGTGGCATCTATAAAGTTCAAAATCCTTGCAGAAGAAATGCTCAAGCACGAAGACATTCCGCTTCCTGAAAGCGTAGGGGAAAATGTTGTAAAAGTAGACTTCGGAAAGAAACAATGATTAAGAACAATTGGAATCTTAACAACTACCAAATGCAAGCCCGCAAAACGGCCATCTATCCGGATGAATCAAAGATAGTGTACCCTGCGCTGGGTCTAGCTGGTGAGGCCGGTGAGGTTGCAGACAAGGTAAAGAAAATTATTCGAGATGGTCGCACGGATGCACTTTACTACGGAGAAATCGCAAAAGAGATTGGCGACGTACTTTGGTATTGCGCTGTCCTTGCAGATGATTTAGGATTTTCGCTACAGCAAATCGCAGAGATGAATATTCACAAGCTTAACTCTCGTGCGGCAAAGGGAACAATTAGCGGTAGTGGAGATAACAGATGACAGACTACAACAAAATAATGAAAGAAATAGAAATGAAACGCCAGTGGAAAGATGTAGACTGGCTAGAAGAAGTGAGGCCCGATAATGTCAACCATCCGCCACACTATAATCAGGCAGGTATCGAATGCCTTGACGCAATCGCGGCGGCGACAGGTGACGGCTTCGAACACTACCTGCAAGGAAACATCCTCAAGTACCTCTGGAGATACCGTTACAAAAACGGACTCGAAGACCTCAAAAAAGCCCAGTTCTACTTGAATAAACTTATCGCAACAAAGGAAGAAATAAAATGAATAATATGCTGCCCACACCGTATCAACAATTTATCCACAAGTCGCGCTATGCTCGTTGGCTAGAAGACGAACAGCGCAGAGAAAACTGGGATGAGACAGTTGACCGGTACGTAAACTTTATGGTTAATCAAGTACAAGGTAAATGTAATTACAAAGTAGATACAAAAGTTGTAGAGGAGATTCGGGAAGCCATTCTGAATCTTGAAGTGATGCCGTCCATGCGGGCAATGATGACTTCTGGTCCAGCCCTTGCGCGAGACAACATCTGTGGGTACAATTGTAGCTACATTCCTGTAGACAGCCCCCGTTCGTTCGATGAGTGCATGTACATTCTTATGTGTGGTACGGGTGTCGGATTCTCTGTGGAACGGGAGAATGTGGACAAGTTGCCCACTGTTTCGGATAACTTCGATGATTCGGATATTGTCATCACGGTTGGCGACAGCAAGATTGGCTGGGCCAAAGCATTTCGCGAACTGATTGCGTTGCTTTACGCAGGGCAAGTTCCCTCGTGGGATATGTCAGGGGTTCGTGAAGCGGGCGAACGCCTAAAGACTATGGGTGGCCGTGCGTCTGGTCCGCAACCATTGGCTGACCTGTTTAATTTCACCGTCCAGATGTTCAAAAAGGCAAAAGGACGTAAGCTATTCCCCATCGAATGTCACGACTTGATGTGTAAGATTGGGGAGATTGTTGTTGTTGGCGGGGTGCGGCGTTCTGCGCTTATCTCCCTTTCGAACCTGAACGATGACCAAATGGCCCACGCTAAATCGGGTCAGTGGTGGGAACATGAAGGTCAACGTGCCCTCGCCAACAACAGCGTTTCGTACAAAGGCAAACCAGAGATGGGAACCTTCATGCGGGAGTGGCTTGCACTGTACGACAGCAAGTCTGGTGAGCGCGGCATCTTTAACCGTGAGGCTGCTGACAAACAGGTGGGCCGCAACGGACGCCGTGAACAAGGCCACATGTGGGGAACGAACCCGTGTTCCGAAATCATCCTTCGCCCGTACGAGTTTTGCAACCTTTCGGAGTGCGTGGTTCGCGAAACGGACGACCTGAAGTCTTTGAAGCGTAAGGTTCGTCTTGCAACCATTATCGGAACCATGCAGTCAACGCTGACTGACTTCAAATATTTGAGGAAGATATGGAAGGACAACACAGAAGAAGAACGATTGTTGGGCGTATCTTTGACTGGTATCATGGACCACTCCGTGCTTTCAAAGAATACAGACTCAAAGAAGTGGCTCGAAGAAATGCGGCAAACAGCAGTGGATACGAACAAGGAGTTTGCCCAACTTCTAGGAATCCCACAAAGCAGTGCCATTACTTGTGTCAAGCCGTCGGGCACTGTGTCTCAGCTAGTGGACGCAGCAAGCGGTATTCACGCCCGCCACAATGACTATTACATCCGTACGGTTCGCGGCGACAACAAAGACCCGCTGACCCAGTTCCTTAAAGAGCAAGGTGTACACAGCGAACGTGACGTTACAAAGCCAGAGTCTACAACTGTGTTTTCGTTTCCGGTAAAATCTCCAGAGGGGGCTATTACACGGACACAGATGACAGCCATAGAACAGCTAGAGTTGTGGAAGACGTACGCTTTGCACTGGTGCGAACACAAGCCATCAATCACTGTCTCTGTAAAGGAACACGAGTGGATGGAAGTCGGTGCGTGGGTGTACGCGAACTTTGACGTGGCATCAGGTGTTTCGTTCCTTCCGTTCAGTGACCACACCTATCAACAGGCTCCGTATCAAGACATCGAACCCGATGACTATCTTGAGTGGATGCAGGTGTACAAAGACATGTACATAGACTGGTCTGCACTTTCGGAGTACGAAAAAGAAGACCACACTACAGGTTCACGAGAGTTAGCGTGTACGGCTGGGGTTTGTGAAGTTGTTGACTTGAATGCGGCGTAAGAAAAGAGTTGATTATGCTGGTACTTTTCGTAGACCCTTTAAATCAAGAGGCCATTTATGGTAGGGATAGGCCGGAAAAGCTAAGAGAATGGATGTGTGACTGCCAGCACCACTACAAGGAGTTTTATTGACACATGGAACTATCAATCACAGTAACAGATATCGTTGAAACGTCAGACGGTGGTGCCGCTGTAGTTTTCGAACTGAGTGAAGATGCACGTCAAGCCTTGCTTTCCTACGCTTTGCGTGATATCTTGACAAAGAACTTAACAGAGGTAATCAATGACGAAAAAATCGGTGACTTCGAAACAGTCGACATCGAAGAGTACATTGCTGGTATGGAAGAGGGGTGAGGATTGGATACAATTCAATCCCCCTCGCAATTCGGAACAATGGGATGAGTGGCAAAAAGCAAAACAAAAAGATAAAGAACGATCTTAGAAATTACACAAGATCGGAGCCAAGATTCGAAGATGGTGAATGGTGGTACATTCGTCCAAGTGGTGTGAGAGAAAGAGTAAAGTCTCACGCCAAAAAGAATCTTACTCGAATGTTCGTTAATGGCAGGTATATACCTAAGTCACACCCCCTGCACAAGCCCGGACGATACAAATCGCTTGACGATGCGTGGTCACACGAAGAAATCGAAAAGACTAGCGAAGGATACGTATACGCCATTGTGAATCCAGCATGGCCTGAGTGGATAAAAGTCGGAAAAGCAGTGAGTGCTGATGATAGACTTTTGGGATATCAAACCTCATCACCGCACAGAGATTATAAAATTGTAGCCACAATGACATCGGACGATAGACACGAACAAGAAAAAGTCATACACAGAGTATTTGCGAACAAGTGCTTGCAAAGAAAAGGTGAATGGTTTAAGCTTGCGGAACAATCTGCAATAGACATTTTTGAAAGACAAGGAACAAAAGATGAGTGATACTCAGCGAACGATTACAATAAACGACAAACAAGTTAACGTGTCCGATTTGGATGGGGTGCAACAATACTACCTACGTCACATTGACGATCTTGATGCACGTATATCTTCGGCCCAGTTTGGGCTGGATGAAATGCGGGCAGCACGGGAATACTTTGGTAACTCCCTTGCGGCGTCTTTTATTCAAGGCGAAATTGACGAGGCTGTAAATGACTCCGATTCAGATAACTCCTGATATCATTAGCCGTGCCAAAATAAAAGCTGCCTCTGTAGGTAATCTACAGGGCAGCATAACTGGTAGCCTAAGTAATGTTGTTGGTGCCATTGGCGAGATTATTGTAGCGGACGCGCTGGGTGCTACTGAAGCGAACACCTACGACTACGATCTTGTTAAAAACGGACGACGTATTGACGTGAAGACAAAGCGGTGTAACACTGCGCCGCGAAGTAATTACGATTGCTCCGTTGCTGCACACGGCTCCAAGCAAGACTGTGATAGCTACGTCTTTGTTCGAATACTGACAGACACGTCAAAAGCGTGGATACTTGGTGAAATAAACAAATCCGATTTTTACGAACTCGCAACACGATACCGCCGTGGAGACATTGATCCGGATAACGGATTTGTATTCAAGGCCGATTGCTACAATCTACCTATAAAAGAATTGAAACAAATCAATGCAAAGCAAAGCCAATCTTTTTAAGTTCGAAGCTAATCTTCGCCAAGACGGAAAAGTAGAACTGAATACTGACTGTGTAAACATTGAACAATTTGAACGTACAATGAACGAAGGGTTGCCAGAGTATGACGGCGCACACTCGATAGCAACCCTTTTACGTTATCTCAAATCTATGTCCGATGAAATGATGGACAAGTCGAGTAGATATATTTAACGCATTTTTACGCCGCGACCTTTGAGAATGTCGGCACGTGTTACCTTGCCGTCACCTGTCAGGTCAGGAAAAGCTTTTCCGCCCATAGCCATCGCTGTCATGCCCATAGGCTGCATCTGATTCTTCCGCTGCATGTTTTGCTGCATCGGAGTCGTTGACATCATGCCCCCCGCTTGAGCCTTCTTGCGGGGCTTTTTTGTGGCCATTCCGCCGTACATCATCGGCTTGCGAGTCTTTCCCCCACAAGCGTACGAAGCGGATTTGCGAGGGCCGTTGTTATAATTTTTCATCTAATTCTCCCGTTTTAAGGCGTTGGTTGTAGGCTGGGAAGATTCAAACGACCAGTATAGTCACCCTCGTATCCCATGCGTTGTTTTTGTGCGGGCGTGGCTCTGACAGTGAATTTTTGTCCAGTCACATCCACTACCTCTTTTTCTTCTGTGCCGTGAATTCTAGAGTGCAAAGCTGCTGTTTGCAAAAGAAGCTGGCGGAATCTGGCGTCTCTGGCTGGCGTAAGGGGCTTACCGATACGGACCATCTCAAGGAACAGTGAACCAAGTTCCGGATCAGTGACCACAGATTGCAAAAAGTTAAAGTTGCGTGTTCTTAGTTGTTGTAACGCAGCTTCCGTCCCCACGTACTGAACACGAACAACGCCTCTGTTGATAGCGTAAAGCCTACTGATGTAGCTTTCCACAGATAACGAACGGGGAACTCCCTTCATAACAATACCACGAGCAGCAAGCGGATTGCCCTGAAGTTCTGCCATAAATCCTGCAGTCGCTTCCCAAACTTCGTACGTATCTTTTCCGATTATATCTTTTACAAGACGCCTTTGTTCGTCTGTTCTACCAAGCATCAGATTTAAAGAGGCTATGTCTTCTGTCAACTCGTCCGATTCAATCATTACGGGGTTGCCAGACGAGTCTTGCCCGCGCTTTACAAGCTTTCTTCCCGTAGGCTTGAACATGCGCCTACGTAAATCGAGGAGGTATGCGTCTCTTATTATTGTGTTCACTTCTTCTGGTGTGTATTTTAAGCTGCCGTCTTCAGTTTGCAACTCATTAAGAGCCTTCTTTATTCTCGTGTATCTATCTCTTCCACCGCCTACGAGATATGTGCCTATGTCTTCTGCATTTAATTGTATACTGTCAGCACGTCTGATTACTTCTACAGCATCGTCCAGTGCTTCTTTCCGTTTTCTTGCAGGTTCTGTTGCTACACGTATTGCGTTGTTTATGTCAATTCGAAGCGACTCGTTAGCTGCATCAAGGACTTGCTTTGGAACAGACTTCTCAAGACTGCCTATAGTGTCATCAACAATTTTAGCAACAGATATCAATGGCTTTTTAGCACCGTTAGCATCTACCATATAGATGTTATTTTCTATGTCTTGTGCAAGCTTTGTCAAGTCTTTGGCGTTTGTCCCTGCTTTACTCAAACCACTTATGTGTTGCGCTACTGCAGCACGAACGTACGCTTGGGCCGTCTTCGTGTCTGCCGCGCCTTCAATAAGTCTGAAGCCAAGAGAGCCAACAGGCTGACCCAATGTGCGTCCTAAAGAAAGCATGAGTGCTTCGGATTTTGCCGGATCAACCATATTCTCAACACTCAGCCATTGATTTACAGGCTTGTTGAATCGGACGCCCGCCGGATTGTCTGCAGTCACGGGCACTTTTGTTTGATTGCCCCACGACATAAGATTTGGAACAACCGCATCTTCAGACAAATCGTGCCAGTTTTGCTTGTACTGTTTCCATCCTTCATTAGCATCGTCTAGGTATTGTTTAAAAGATACGATATTTCCTGACTCGTCTTTTATACCTATTTGTCCGACTGGAACACCGTCCACTTCGAAATCATCAAATTTCGAGGAAATCAGAGTCTCTACGTTTCTGAGTTTGTCAGATGTTTCTCCGCTGGTTCTGTATTTGAATTGCAAATCGTTTGTTGCCATTTCAAGTCTACGAAGCTGCGCGGGATTCATATCAAAAAACGGAAGATTTACCCCTGCTTTTGCTGCTTGCTGCACCATGTGTTCTGCAAGTATGCTTTGTGAACTTCTTCCTTTTGGAAAAGACACTCCTGCTTCTTCTGCCTCTG